TGGTGCGGACGTTACATTGATGGGCACTCGGTAAGCCCAAAAAATGCCCACCGGAATCTGTGTCGAACCTCCGCACTTCACGTGAGGGCGGGATGGGGCGGCAACTCAGTCGCGCAGGCCAAAGAAAATATGCTGAGTCGGCCCGACATGACGTGTCGCTCCGGGTGTGACGTGCCTAAAAATGGTCAATTACTAACTTTCAATCGTTGGACTCGCGAGATATTTCAAGCGTTCCAACAGCAAACACTTTTCGAAATTCAAAAATGCAGAACCGCGTTTTTGAATCCGCAGTAAAACTCAGTTACCGGACGTTCTGAAAAAAATCCGGTGGAGTAAAAAATGAAGATTGCAGATTTTCCTAAGAGACTAAAAGAAGCGCGAGAGCGCACAGGTTTAAACAGGTCGGAGATGGCAAGGAGTTTGGGAGTGACAAGAGCGGCAGTCAGTAAATGGGAGAAGGCAGACACTGCTGATATCAGTGCTGTCAATATCGCCAAAGCCGCGATGCTTTTGGGTGTTTCCACCGACGAGTTGATGCTTGGAAAAAAACAGGGTGGTGCACTTCAGGTTGCATTGCTCATCAAGGCTATGGCTGTGGTGGATGAAGCCTTTAAAAGCTTGGATGTAGAGGAACGAGGTCGCACCGTAGCCAAAGCCTACGGTATGCTGGTGCGGGGCCACGATGTTGACGCGGCCTACGTGACGGATGAAGTCTTGCATTCGCGGGTCACATCAATTGACTGACCCCGTATAGGGGGGGTTGACATTCAAGTGAATATCCGTATAATGCTTAACCATGACGAAGATAAGAGCCTATGCTCGGGGGATGCAGTGTCAGGTCAGGATACCCATGATCTGTACAGGCGATCCAACGCAATCGGTCATGGCCCACTACCGTTTAGCAGGATTGAACGGAGTGGGCCAGAAGCCACCCGATTTTATGGTGGCGATAGCCTGTCATGGTTGCCACGATGCAGTCGATGGACGGATGAAAACGAATTTTCACCGCTCTGAGTTGCGCCTTTATCATGCGGAGGGTGTGTTCCGTACCCAGAATCTCCTGCGTTTGGATGGACTACTGTGAAATATCGGGCGCTCACCAACCCCAAATTTTCTGTTGAGCCTACCGTCAACTGTGTTAGGCAAGCGTGGGATACTGGCGCGATCCATGAGATTATCATCCGCCCGTTTAAACACAGCCGCTCACTTGAGCAGAACAATATGTTCCACGGCCTGTGCCGATCTATCGCAAGAGAGACAGGCAACACGGTTTCAGAGGTTAAGGACTACTGCAAAGAGAATTTTTTGGGTCACTCCTCCTACGAATTTAGGGGTGAGCTGAAACACCGGCTTGTATCAACGAACGAATTAACGACAGATCAGATGGCTGATCTTATTGGACACACTGAGGCTCTGGCCTCACAACTTGGACTTAAAAATGAGCAGAGTTAAAGAAGAAAGCGTGATCGACAACGTGCTATTTCTAGTTGAGCGCGATGCGGCTGAACGCCTAGCGACTGATGCGTTCAGGGGTAGAACCGGCGACCTTCAATCCATCTACCGTGAACATGTGCAGTCATGCGCTCGAACTTGGGGAGTCAAAAACAAGATTGCCCCCGCCGACATACTGAATATCTTGGGAGTCACCGATGCGGTTCACTAACCGCGAGAATTTTCCCGCGTGGATGGTGCGGACTTTGACCGCCGATAATTATGCGCGGGGCGCACCGCCCTTTGACATTAGCGCAACCGGCTTAATCGACAGCCCGCTCAAGCGTCACCTGATGTTTAAACACAAGGACGAGGTGACACAGGACGCGCTCGACATGCTCCCCGCCGTCATCGGCACGGGATTTCACAACATGGCACAGTCAGCGAACGAGAATGCCGCTGACGTTGTGTGTGAGAAACGGTTGTATTTTGAGGTTGATGGCTACACGATCAGCGCACAGTACGATGTGTATGAGCGGCAACTTGCGCGGCTGACCGACATTAAAACTACATCCGTATGGTCAATTATCTTTGACAAGGGTAGTCAATGGGCCGCCCAGTTAAATGTTCAGGGGTATGCGGCGCGACAGAACGATATGGATATTGAGTCATTGCAGATCGCCGCAGTCCTAAAGGATTGGTCACGATCAAAAAGATTTGATGATGGGTATCCGCGCAATCCGATTGTGTTCGTTGATGTACCACTGTGGCCTGAGCATCAGGCGAGAGACTACATACGCGAGAGACTGAAGGCCCACTTTGAAGATGAACCCACTTGCTCAGATGAAGAGCGATGGAAGAAGCCTGACAAATACGCCGTAATGAAAAAAGGGCGCAAGTCTGCTGTTCGCGTTCTGGATTCAGAAGAGTCTGCCATCGAATACATGGAAGACAAGTGTTTAAACGGTGAGCATTCAATCACCCACCGTGTTGGCGGATACACGCGATGCGCCGACTATTGTTCGGTAAAAGATTTTTGCCCACTCAACCCTAACCCATTCTGAGGTGACTATGGAATCTATACCTGTAAAAACCGGACCGTTCAAAGCGATGTTTCCTAATCTTGGGGAGACTGAGAAATTCGATGGTGAAGACACTGAACGGTTCACCATTACAATGCGGTGGCCTAAAGAAAGTGCCGATGTAAAACTGCTAGAAGATGCGTTTAAACAGGCAGACCAGACAGACGGCAAAGGTCACAACCCCATCCGCGCTGGTGACAACGAGTTCACAGAGGGGATGATTGTGGTCAAGGCCAAGACTAAGCACCCACCTGTCGTGGTTGACGGTGACGGCAACCCGATTGATCCCTCCTCCATCAGGTCGGGTGACATGTGCCGTGCGCGAATCGGGTTCGCGTCTTACTCAAAAGGCTCAAACAAGGGCGTGACTGTTTACCTCAACGCCGTCCAACTTTTGAAGAAGAGGGAGGATGATGGTGGGTTCGGTGACGTACCGGAAGAATATCGAGCCGCGTCCGATGAATTCCCTTTCTGACGTAATCGAACTGACGGATTGCAGGGTGTCAGTCCCACGGCGGACGATCCATCACATGTCCACGGATGAGGACAGGACAGAGATTACGCTGTGGGATGGCACGGTCATCGTAACCAAAGAGCGTTTAAACATTTTGGGAGAACTGTTCGATTGAACACATACAGGGAGTTCATTCACAAAAGCCGTTACGCCCGATACCTTGAAGAGCATCAGCGGCGGGAGAATTGGGATGAGACAGTGGATAGGTATGTCTCATTCTTTGAGCGGCGCACTGACCTGAAGTTGGATGTGTTACGCACAGCCATCCTTGGCATGGAAGTGATGCCATCCATGAGGTGCATGATGACAGCGGGCGATGCGCTTGACCGTGACAACGTGGCGGGGTTTAACTGCGCCTACACCGCCATCGACACACCACGCGCTTTCGATGAGATCATGTACATACTGATGTGCGGTACAGGGTGCGGCTTTTCAGTTGAGCGGCAGTACATCAATCAGTTACCCGAAATCGCACCATCCTTCCATGAGACTGAATCAGTCATCCATGTCCGTGACAGTAAAATTGGGTGGGCCAAGGCTCTGAAGGAATTGATATCACTCCTGTACGCAGGACAAATCCCGACATGGGAATTGTCCAAGGTCAGACCCGCAGGGGCAAGGCTCAAGACCTTTGGCGGTAGAGCGTCAGGGCCAGAGCCACTGAACATTCTGTTTAAACACTTTGTCGGTGTTTTCCAGAGCGCGGAGGGTCGCCGTTTAAACAGTATCGAATGTCACGATCTAGTCTGCTTCATTGGCGAGGCGGTGGTTGTCGGTGGTGTGCGTAGGAGTGCCACCCTATCCCTATCCAACTTGACTGATGAGCGGATGCAACGAGCCAAGAGCGGGCAGTGGTGGACAGAGAATCCGCAACGCGCACTGGCTAACAACAGCGTGTGCTACACGGAGAAGCCCGACATGGGCATCTTCATGCGGGAGTGGACATCTCTGTACGAGAGTCGCAGTGGTGAGCGTGGCATCTTCAACCGCGCCGCCATCAAGCGTCTGCTACCAGAGCGGCGTGATGATGGCTACGAGTTCGGCACGAATCCTTGCGCGGAAATAGTATTGAGAGGGCCACGTTTAAACGCAAGTGGTCAACCGATAACTGGATCAGGCGGACAATTCTGCAATCTCAGCGAGGTCGTGTGCAGATCAGATGACCGCATCCCTGATATCAAGCGCAAGGTCGAACTTGCCGCAATCGCGGGTACGCTTCAAGCCACACTCACCGACTTCCGATACCTCTCGCCCTCATGGAAGAGGAACACGGAAGAAGAGGCTCTCTTGGGCGTATCGCTTACGGGCATCATGGACTGCCCCGCCCTAATGAACGCATCAGAAAAACAGTTGAGGTCGTTACGTGACACAGCAATCAAAACAAATAAGGAGTGGGCGGATACCTTGGATATCAATCCTGCTAGTGCTGTTACTTGTGTCAAGCCTAGTGGCACTGTTTCTCAGTTGGTTGACTCTAGCAGCGGCATTCATCCTCGCTATAACGATTATCATATTCGTCGTGTTCGCAATGACAAAAAAGATCCGATCAGCCAAGCACTGATTGATGCGGGTGTTCCCTGTCAGACCGATCCATATAATGACAGTGCGTGGGTGTTTGAGTTCCACCATAAATCACCATCAGGCTCTATTGTGCGGAAGCGTTTAAACGCTATCAATCACCTTGAGATATGGAAACGCTTTGCAATGAACTGGTGCGAACATAAACCATCAGTCACGGTCTATGTTAAGGAGTCTGAATGGATGGATGTGGGCGCGTGGGTATATAAAAATTTTGGGATACTATCTGGCGTCTCATTCCTGCCATCCGCCGATGACGCACACACATACGAGTGCGCTCCTTATGAAGACCTCACTCGTAAAAATTTCAAACCACTGTCAACTATCGTTGACTGGAACGCGGTTATTGAGGTTGACGATTCGACAACCGCATCACAAGAACTGGCATGTACAGGGGGGGCTTGCGAGATATGACAGAAACACCTTTCCATTACAGCGGCGGCATAGAGCCGATCAAGTTTATCCAGAGCCACGGCTTGAACTTTGCTGAAGGTTCAGTGGTTAAGTACATCGTGCGCTACAAAGCCAAGGGGTCAGCCGTTGAAGACTTAAAGAAGGCGAGGCACTACATCGACATTCTGCTCAAGTCCTATGGACAGTGATAAGTGGGGAGCGTACAAAGTAGAGCAGATGCAGGGCGTGGATGGCAGACACGGATTCCTTTTGTCTGACCCTGACAAGACATACCTGTATGTCAGCGGGTGCATCTACAACACGCCCGAAGAGCGCGACACAGCCATCAAAAGGGAGATACGCAATCGTGAACTTGCTCATCGTTCCTGACGCTCACGCCTCATCCGACTATGATAACGAGCGATTCAATGCGCTTGGTGAGTTCACAGTCAAGGAGCAACCAGACATTATCGTATGCCTTGGCGATTGGGCTGACATGCCATCCCTCTCGACATACGACAGGGGAACGAAAGGCTTTGAGGGTCGACGCTACCGAAAGGATGTTGAATCAGCGGTGGACGCGCAAGATCAATTCTTCTCTGCCATGCGTATCCACAACGCGCAGAAGAGAAAGAATAAGGAACGCCAGTATAAACCTAAGTTATACATGACGATTGGCAACCATGAGGACAGGATAGATCGTGCGGTCAACTCACAAGCAGAGTTAGATGGCACGATTGGAATGGCTGACCTTCAGTATGAGAAGTTCGGATGGAAGTGTACGCCGTTTAAACGGTCATTAACCATACAAGGTATATCCTTCTCCCATTATTTTTCCTCTGGTGTATCCGGTAGGCCAATATCTAATACCCACGTTGGCTATGCGCTCATCTCTAAACTCCACTGTTCCGCAGTGCAAGGTCACTCACACTTATACAACCACTCTGAACAGACACGGCCTGACGGACAAAAGATATTCGGATTGTCGGCGGGTTGCTACTCGCACCCCAAGTATTCAGAAGGGTGGTGCAAGGACACTGAGCATACGTGGTGGCGTGGTGTGGTCATGCTTAAGGGATTGGACGGAGAAGGTTACTACGACGAGATCACATCCATTACGCAACGGAGATTGCTACGTGCCAACTAGAGAAACACAATCCGATAGGGATGCGGAATGGGCCATCATATCGCGGATATACCCACACGCTCAGAAGATGCCTAACTGCTACCGCTTTGATTATTTCGTTGACCAACCTCCATGCGTCTACGAAATCAAGTCACGTAAAAAGAAATACTCAACATGGTTTATCTCGCTGTCAAAAGTGATGGTGGGATTCAACTATGAGAACGTGGGGTTAGCCGCCTTCTTCCTTGTGCGCTTTGAGGACACAGGAGAGGTATACAGGGTGCGGCCCGCCACGACAGAATTCACCTACGATTGGGGTGGATCAGGCAGGGGAGACATGAACGATGTTGAACCGCTTGCCGTTTTCAAACTAAAGGATATGGAGCCGATAATGGCTCCACACTAGCGGCAGTACCGGCAAGGTATATCCGTGTTGTGTTTATATCGGTGTGGTCGGCTAATTCCATAGCACTATAAATACTGTCGCTCTCCCTCCGACATTGCAAGGCGAAACGCCGAAGGTCTTTAAACTGAAGGTCTTTGGTGTTCGCCTTTATTCTTGCTCTCCCCCAAGCAGACCGGATAGCGTACTCGTTTAAACGGTTCCCCTTTGAATTGGTGAGCGGATACTTGAGTGACTTCAGGAATGGTGTCCACTTGAACAGGATGGGCCGTGAGGTCTTGCTTACATGGACAAGTAATCCCTGATCGCTGGCCGACCATTCATCAAGGGAGATTATATCCCCCTGCCTGAGAGCGGTGGTTACAGCCACATCAATCACCGTCCTCAACCATAGTGGCGATGCCGCCCTGACCGCCTTCACATCGTCCACTAGCACGGCCTTAACCCTCTTGGGTTCCTTGGCGCGGATCACGCCCTTACAGGGGTTAGAGGTACACCACCGCTTAATCAGCCCCACCTTGTACGCTCCTGAGAGCGGGGCCAGTTCCCTGTTAGCCTGATAGCCACGCTCCCACACATACTCACAGAGCATCGCCGTGTTCACATCATCCAACCCATGCCACCCAAACTTCTCCACCCACATATCAACATAAGACCTGTAGGATTTCTGAGTCTTATCGGCAAGAGCCTTGAAGTCCTTGCTGTTAATGTATTCCGCCAAAGCCTCCGTGATGGTATGCCCTCCCCCTTCCATCACCGCCCATTTCTGCATCGCAACCTTGCGACCTTTGCCAAGATTCACCCATGAGGTTTTACCATCTTTGCTTGGGGTGTAGTAATACGTTCCCGCCTTCTCCTGCATCCTGACGGGGAGATCATTTTTGCGTGGTCTAGCCATGCCGAAATTGTCTAACACCTTCTATAATAATGCAAGAATTATAGACAAAAAAAAGGACTCACTCTCGTAAGTCCTTGATAATGTGGGCCGTGCAGGGATCGAACCTGCGACCCGCTGATTAAGAGTCTTGCTACCCTGCGCTATTCTGCTGATTCTAAAGTGTATTCTCCGCTGACTTCTATAACACAGCCTCGCGGAATCGCCGTGATCCCATAGTATGAGTCATCCGCTTTGGTGTCGGCAATCTTGATTTGGGCCTTGTCTTGATAGACCACCCACCCCACTTGCTCAATCACCTTAACGTCTATATCGTCGGCTTCACTCCAATCAGAAGAGCCAACAGTGTCAAGCCATTTTATCAGAATCGGGTTCATTTTCCTTTTCCACTAAATGAAGGGTTCCGCACTCGCCGCACTTCTGATACTCGTACTCCTGTGGTGTCATCTTATACATCTTGACAGATGCCCCCTCTTTAGGGAAAAGTTTATCTACCGCTTTCAGCGGCGTTGATACGTCGAACTCGCGCATCAGGTTTTCAAA